GGTATATAATTTTGAACATTTGTCAAGTTAATGTTTTTGTTAGTTTGAAATTGATTGAAGAGATTGGTATTCTTCCGTTTTTGATAATTTACAGAAATTGTCATTAGCTAATTAAAATATAAATTATAATTGTATTTAACTTATTATTTTTACAAGTTATAAAGAATCCTAAATGTTATAAAATCCTTTATATAAGTTATTTTATTTATTATATTAAACAGTAAATTAGTTCCAGTATTATATGGTCCAATAACATGAACATTTTTGACATATATATTTTTATAAGTTTGGTTATACCTTTTTAAAGGTATATTTATAAAAGGCTTCGTTAATATAAAAAAAAATTAATATTTAGTATAGTATAATGAATTTAGATTTAAGACGGTTTGATATGAAAAGTATTAGTTTTAAACCAAATGAGTCTAAAGGTCCAGTGGGTGTTTTAATTGGGCGCCGTGATACTGGTAAATCATTTTTAGTAAGAGATTTACTATATTATCATCAAGATATACCTATCGGAACTGTTATTTCTGGAACAGAAGAAGGAAACGGATTTTATGGAAAATTGGTTCCGAAATTGTTTATTCATAATGAATATAATACAGCAATCATTGAAAATATTTTAAAGAGACAGAGGGGAGTATTGAAACAAATAAGAAAGGAGATGGAACAATTTAAACGAAGTACTATTGACCCTAGAACGTTTGTAATCTTAGATGATTGCTTATATGATAACACTTGGGCGCGTGATAAGATGATGCGACTTTTATTTATGAATGGTGAATTGTTTGCCATAGTCATTTCAAAAGAATGGCTAGTATATTATTTTTAAAATAATATGCGACACGTCCAAATTGCGGAGACGTCTTGTTAAGAACCTTAGAGTTCTTTAAAGGTTTATACTACTAAACTATTATAGAAATATATTAGTGGCTTATGCTAATCACATAAGGTATAGTAAAAATGTATAAAATAGAGATAACCCGCAGCTAATCATCTAAGTCCGTTATGGTAAAGGATATGATGAAAGTTCAACGACTAAACGCCCGTGGGGTTGAGTAATCTAACCAATTACAATGATGCCTTAAGATATAGTCTAAACCCATCCGAGAGGATGTTATGCCCATTTAAAAAGCATAAATTTAATGATTTTAGAAAGAAATGTCTAAATGAAAATGGTATACTTGAGACACTGGAAGGTAATGTTGCTTATAACTATGCAATATCCCTTAGGTATTCCACCAACACTAAGAACTAACATTGATTATGTATTTATTTTGAGAGAACCATATATCGCCAATAGAAAGCGTATTTATGAAAATTATGCTGGTATGTTTCCGACATTTGAATCGTTTTGTCAAGTAATGGACCAATGTACTGAGAATTATGAATGTTTGGTTATAAATAATAATGTTAAATCAAATAAGATACAAGACCAAGTGTTTTGGTATAAAGCCGAAGCACACAACGACTTTAAGTTAGGGTCAAAAGAATTCTGGGAATTGTCTAAACAGATTAATGACGACGACGATGAAGAACAATATGATCCAAATAATGTGAAGAAACGTGGTCAAGGACCCAAAATTTCGGTAAAAAAGAGCAAATGGTAATGGTAATAATTAATAAATAATAATTTACACCTTTTCTCATTTAAAACGCCTTTTATTTTATAATAAAATTGAAAATATTTTAAATGTTATTTAATAAATAACATAACACAATAGAAATGGAAATTATATTTAAAAATGCAGGAGAGCCTTGGAAACAAGAAGAAGACACACAATTAAATAAATTATATAATGAAGATATGCTTGATATAATAGAAATATCAAAAATACATAATAGAGCACCTGGTGGAATAATTAGTAGATTATTTAAACACAATTATATTGTTAGTAGACAATCATCAAGAGGATATATCGCATATAAAAATAGTGATTTATATAAAGAAATAGTGTATAAAAATAAATCAGAAAAAAAAATTAAACCAACACAAATAGATAATATATTAATTAGTATTAATAAAATAGATTATATAGAATTACAAAATGATGTAAAAGAAATGAAAAATGAAATTAAAGAATTAAAAAATAATATAAAAGAATTAGCTGAAATGATGAAAGCAGTTTATGATTTCGAAGATGTGTAATTTTTGGGCGTTTTAAATGAGAAAAAGTGTAAAAACACAATAAACCAAATTATTTCGGTTTATCATCAATACTGCTAACTCCATATGTAAATTTATTATAAATAATATACAATAACCCAACACATAAAATCAATGTTGGTCCATAAATTTCAGGAGCTTTATTAATTAATCCATATATAATTAATAGTATTTGCGCAATAAGGTTTCCGAATAAATAAAACCAAGTAAAGCTAATAGTATTATGAGTACTATAAATATTACTAACAAGTGAAAAAAATGAAACAACATTAAACATAAGCGATGTTGTTGCTAATATACCTAACTTTCCCATATAATATATTATAAGTACAATATATTTTATAATAATTTAATAATTTATAACAGACTATATAAGTCTATTTACTCGGCCTTTTTATTAGCGAAAGGCCCTGATGTTAATTGGCTTTGTCCATAATCCGATTTGCCTATAACAACATTAGCATCATCAAATAGTTCAGAACGGATATCCGCAACAGAAATAGACTCAGGCTCCTTAGAAGCAAACGTGCTTTCAGTTGTATTATGTCCAGCACCAATTAAGTTGCCATCTTTATCAATGTCCTGAGTAAGAACATTACCATGTTTTTCAGAATTTTTCTTGTTTTCCTCGATAGCCTTTTGTTTAGTTTCTTTAATTCGTTGTTCAAAAGTGGACTTTGCAATAGTCTCGTTCTTCTTTTTCTCTTGCGCTAGTTGATTAAGCTCTTCTTCCAAATATTCAACACGTCCTGTTTTATAAGCCTCGGGTTCCCAAGGCAACCACAAGCCAACAGGTCCAACAAAAACATCAAAACTAGGATCAGTTTCTCTTAAAAGTTTAGCACGTATTTCGGCTTCCTCTTGAGACGCGAAGTTTCCTCTAGACTTGAACCCTCTAACAGATGTTTGGAAATTATGCTTAACGTTAAATTTCTTTTCAAGGTCTTCCTCATCGCGATCCAAAAACGTCTTATAATCGTCTTCAATAGATGAATTGATAATCGTAGCTCGTTCTTCCTTTACAAAGGTTTCAAAATCTTTCATAACTTCTTCAAACTGTAATTTGTATTTAAAAGAAACAAAATTAAGAAATTGATGGAATTTTTCCATAGACTTGTTCATATCCCATTGCTTTAGGAATTCTTCAAAGTAATACATTTCTCTTTGTTTTAGGATTTTTTCAGGAGATACAAAAGAAAAACAGCCAAAATTTTGTCCGGCAATAGGCTTATCGACCTCTAACATATCGACATATTTTGGATTAATAGTTCCGTCTTTCTTGTTCTTTCTCTCAAATGGCTTTTTATAAGCGTTAGTTTTACTCATTATATATTTTAATGAATTATTGGGTTTAAGTTTTAATTTAACAATATATTTTCTTTTAAAATTAATATTTTTTTCTTATTATATTTTATATAAAGATGGGTATGTTTGATATGACTGAACTTATTAAGCGCATTATTAAGTATTTAATTGAAGGTTTAATGGTTGCTATTGCTGCTTTTGCGATACCAAAACGCTCGTTAAATCTTGAAGAAATAGCATTACTTGCGTTAACTGCTGCAGCGACTTTTGCTATTTTAGATACATATATTCCTTCAATGGGTGTTAATGCTAGATCTGGAGCGGGATTTGGAATTGGAGCCTCGCTAGTTGGATTTCCAGGAGGTTTATAACCATAATATGTTAATTAGTCTTTCCAAAGGTACTGACGTTGTAAGTTGTTTTAATAATATATAATTTAATAAAAATTGAATTATATTTTATAATATGAATTATGTCATATATTAGGTATGTTATATAATAATGAGACATTTAATAAATATTGCGAAAATAATGAAATTAAATTGCTGGAGAATTACGAACAAATAAAATTAAATAGAGATTATAAAATAAAGGGAAGGTGTATTACTTGCGATTGCAATAATGAATTTGATAAATCATTTAGACAGTTAATAAAAACAGGAGCATATTGTTATAATTGTTGTGTAAATAATGGAAAACAACAATGGGCGTTAAAATGTAAATATAATATAGAACATTTATTACACTTTTGTGAAGAAAGCAATATTACATTGATTAACAATTATGATAATGAAATTATTAATAGAGATACAATAATTAATGGAAAATGTATAACTAAAGAATGTGACGATATATTCAATATGTCATTTAGATCACGTATTAAGCTTAATGGATATTGTGCTAATTGTTGTAAAGAAATTGGAAAACATAAAATAATAGAAACTAATTTTATTATAAAAGATATTATACATTTGCTAGATATTTCTCTTTAAGTATGTGAAAAATATATTTAATTTATTGTAATAGAAATCAAAGCATTTGTAGTATTCATTAGTATCTTTGGAGTGTTGCTTGTGTTTATTAAATCTGATGTAACTACTACACTATTAATTATATTGCCATATTTAGCATCAGTCGCTAAAAAATTTAATAATGTGGCGTCGTTGTATATATCATTGGATATATTATTGGGTGTTGGTAAAAAAAATATCTGCGGTCCAGTGCTAGTATCATCGACAGTTATGAGTTTTATTTGATCTAATAAAGACTGCTGGATTAGAGTTGCGGACGAAGTTGAATAAAATGTAAATGTACGTGTTATATTTTGTTCAATACCATCAAAAATTGTAATTCCAATGTTTGTGGTTGTTAATGGACCATTAAAAATCATATTATCTAAATTCGTACAACCATTGAACGAATCCCTACCGATCTGTGTTACGCCGCTTCCAATTGTTACAGACACTAAACTAGTACACCCTTGGAACGCATAACCGCCAAAACTTTGTACGTTGTTGGGAATTGTTACAGACGCTAAACTCGTACAAAACCCAAACGCTTGGTCACCAATACTTAGTACGCCGGAACCGATTATTACAGACGTTAAACTCACACAAAGCACGAACGAATAATGACCAATACTTAGTACGCTGTCGGGAAAGTTTATTGACGCTAAACTCGTACATGATTGGAACGCATTTTGACCAATACTTAGTACGCTATTAGGAATATTTATTGACTCTAAACTCGTACATGATTGGAAAGCACCGACACCAATACTTCTTACACTATCAGGAATTGTTACAGACGTTAAACTCGTACAACTTCGGAACATGGTAGCAGGAATACTTGTTACGACTGTTCCAATTATTACCGACGTTAATTTAGAACAATTATAGAACACGCCTAAACCAATAGTTTGTACGCTGTTAGGAATGCTTATTGACACCATATTACAATTTTGGAACGCATAATCACCAATACTTAGTACACTGTTAGGAATTGTTACATACGCTAAACTCGTACACCCATCGAACGCATAATTACTAATAGTTTGTACGTTGTCGGGAATGTTTATTGACGCTAATAAAGTACAACTTTGGAACGCACCATGATCAATACTTAGTACACCGCTTCCAATTGTTACAGACGCTAATCTACCGCACCATTGGAACGCTTTAAACCCAATATTTCGTACACCACTTCCAATTGTTACAGACGTTAATATCGAATATTCGAACGCATAAGCACCAATACTTCTTACGTCGGTTCCGATTATTACATTTGTTAAATTGGTTGCTCCATTAACATTTACAATTGCTTGTGTAAGATTTCCGATTATGGATACGATATTATATGAGTTACCCCCATCTGTTGAAAATTGAGTATCTGTCATTATTATACATAATTATTATAATTAATACAAATAATGTTATTTTTTTATATTATGCACATCCAATGGTTTTTATATATTTACTCAAACAGTAGGAATAAACTCCCAATTTATTTCAACACACATTTTTTTCCATGTTTCATCTTGTTCAATTAATTTTTCACGATCTTTTAATAAAGGAATATCTTCTAAATATTGTGTTTCTTCAAGTAGTTCACAGAACTTAAAAAGTACATAATAATAATTCAAAAAATTAACGCGATAATCTGGACAAGTTTTAGCATATGGGGATTGAATTTCCATAAATAAATTACATAATGTGTCTTCTAATTCAGGACTAAAAACAGGAGGCGGAATGCCCAATTTATTTTTAATAAACGCAATGTGTTCATAATATTTATTAAATCCTAGTTTCTTAAGAATTTCTTTTGTTTTATTATGTGTTA